CCCTGCTGCGCGGCGCCCGGCTGCCCCGTTGCATCGGCAGCAGGAGGGGTCTGGGGCTGAGCGGCGGCCGCGGCGGCGGCATCGGCGTGCACGAACCGGCCCAGGGCGTCACGCGGCTGGCCGAAGTGCTGCTCGATGGCCTCCAGCATGGAGCTAGGCGCGGCCGGGGCTGCAGGCGCCGCAGCAGGCTCGCCGCCGCCAACATCGGCCGCCGGGGCCGGTGCTGCGCCAGTGTCCGCCGCCGGCGCACCGCCACCACCGCCACCGGTATCGCCCTCGAGGGCGTTGAGCTTGAGGAATCGACGGAGCAGGTGGCGGATGTTCATGGCGGCTACTGGATGGGTGGTGCGCCTTGGGGCGCTTGTGGTGTGAGGGGATCATCCAGCGGCGGCCCCGGAGGATTCCCGCCGTTTTGCGCGGCACCCAAGGCCTGCAGCGCCTGCTGGAAGGCCACCATGGCCAGCGCTGGCTGCGCCGACGTCGCCACCTGCGCCGCAGCCTGGATCAGCCCCTTCTCGTGCTCCTCGCGCAGCGCGCTCAGCTCGTTCTCCAACTCCTGCAGCTTCTGCTTCAGCATCGCCGCTTCCTGCGCCGCCATGGCCGGGTCGGGCTGGCCCTCCTTCGGTGCCGGCGGCAGGAACTGCTCGATGTCCACGCGCTCGTCGAAGCGACGCAACGTCTCGCGCAGCAGCTGCACCAGGGCTTGCGCGAGCTGGCCCTGCCCCTTCGCGTAGAGCTCCGCCACCTGGCTGGCCGTCTTCTCGATGACGGGCAGCAGCTTCGTCCAGCGGTCTTGCTCTTGCAGCCGGTCAGGCTTGCCGGTGGAGCCGCCGCGCACGCTGACGCTCACCAGTTCGAAGATCTCGTCGGCGCTCAGCGTCGGCCACGTGGCTTCAGCCTCGGGCCCAGCGATGCGCGCCACCTCCTGCGGCGTGAGCTTGCGCAAGCACACCTGCAGCGCGTATTCGCCCACCTCGGACAGCAGATCCTCCATCGTGTCCGTGCGCTCGGCGCTGCGGCCGCGCAACCCCTGGGCCATGATTTCCGCCTCGGTGGCTGTCTTGGCCTTGAGCACGCTTCCCCGGGCCGCGTCGCCGCCGCCGATGAGCATCTCCATGTCCTGCCGCGCGGCGCTGGTGTCGTAGTTCTCGGGCCGGATCTGGGCGAGCTGGCCACTCCAGATGTCGTTGCTGACGGGCTGGCCACCCACGCCCTCCACCGTGATCACGTCGCCGCCGCGGCGGTTTGTGATGCGCTGCACGTCCTCGGGCGTGAGGCTGCCACCCTTGCGGACGATGTTCAGCGGCAGCGCGTGGCGCCGGTCGTGCACGAAATCGTCCCGGCTCTCGTTGTACTCGCGCACCAGGGGCTCGGTCAGCTCGATGTCGCTGATCGGGTAGAGGGCGCCATCGACCTCGTTGAATGCCAGGAGGAAGAACGGGAACCACCTCTGCCCGGTCCAGTCCGGCGAGCTGGGTGGGCAGCAGAAGCCCTCCTCGCCCTCGCAGACGTGAAAGACGCGGTTGCTGTCCTGGTCCCACACCTCCCAAATGCACAGCAGCTCGGACGAGCGGTCGGCCTGGCCAGCCTGCTGCGCCTGCATCGCGCCGGCCTGCTCGGTGTAGCCACGGCCCTTGGCGCACTCGTAGCCGAAGCGGGCCTTGTATTGCGCCCGCGTCATCCACACGCGATGCGCGATGGCGCCGGCCCGCTCGTAGTCGGTGAGCTCGCGCACGGAGTCGTCGAGCACCAGAACGTCCTCGCTCAGCACGAAGTCGAGCGCCAGGCCGCGCGACACCACCACCTCGGCCTGGGCCTGCAGCCCGGCCATGGTCTGCTGCAGCTGCGCTACCTGCAGCTCGACGCTGCTGCGCTGCTGTGGATCGTCCAGCGCCGCGCGCTGCTGCTGCAGCCGGATGAGGTTGTCCTGCGAGTCCTTGAGCTGGTTTGCCACCAGCGGGTCGGTCTTGCGGTCTTCGACCCAGCACAGCTTCCACCAGCCCACGGCGGTGGTGTATGCCGACGTCAGCAGCCGCTTCGCGCGCTTCTTGAGCTTGGCGTCCTTCACCAGCACTTGGCCCAGCACGGCCTCGGCGGTGGTGCAGAAGCCGCGCACAGCCTCCAGCTGCTGCTCCGGCACGCCGCGCGTGGGCTGGATAGCGAACTCCGGGTCCTTGGCGTAGACCTGGGGCTTCATCACCGCCAAGTTGGCAAAGAACAGATTCGCGCGCAGCTTCTTGTCGTCGTTGCTCGGGTCGCGCCCGCGCAGGAGCTTGCGGTTGCGGGCCCACGTCTTGTGAGCCTGCTTGGTCTCATCGCGTCCCAGGGCCGCCTCGATCCGCTTGAGCCAGTCGGCGGACAGCGCCTTGTCCTCGGGAGACACGACGCGCTGCCCGGGCTGGGCGGGCGCCGGCGCACCGGCGAGCTGCTGCAGATCGAGGGCCCCAGGCATGGCGTCAGGCCTCGATGAACACGCCGCCGGTACCGGACGTGTAGGCCGTGCAGTTGGCGCGCATGTAGCGGGCCATCTTCACCTCCGCCGCAAAGCCGGCATTGGTGGCCGCGGCGGTGATGGTGGTCTTGGCCGGCGCGGACGAGCTGCCCGCGCTGTTGGTGCCCAGGCTGGGCGTGAGCACCGGGGCCGCAGCGCCTGCATTGTTGGTGCCCGCGGCGAAGTCGGCGTAGCTCTCGTAGGTCTCGACGTCCAGCGTGCCCACAAGGTTGCCGCCAAGGTGCAGCGCGGCGCTGTGGTTGCGCATGTGCGGCGTGGTGTCGCAGATCACAGCCACGCGCGGCGTGCCGCCATACGCACCGTTGCCCGCGGAGCCCACAAGCGTGGCCTGGGTCGCGCCCACGCTGGCCAGCGTCCACTCGCCGTTGGCAGCGGTGTTGCCGGTGATGCCGCTGACGGCGATGCGGTCGCCGTTCTTCAGGCCGTGACCAGCGCCCAGCGTGACGACGATGGGCGTGGCATTGGTGGCGCCGCTGATGGTGATGCCGGCGGCCTGCGCGGCACAGGAACCCAGCGAAATGATCTTGTTGGCCATGGTGTGGCGCTCCCTCAAAGCGGCAGAGAGCGGCCCTGCCAGCCGGGCACGAAGCGAAGGGCCGTGCCGCCCGGTTGGTCAGATGACGAGCGCGCCTTCGGCCGGGACTTCGACGTCCAGCGCCTGCCAGTCCTCGGCCAGCATGTCGGTCTGCGACGGTTGCCAGGGCACGAATTTGTCGTCAATGGTCTTCATGCCAATCCAAGGCAGGCCGTCCAGCAGCTCCAGGCCTCGGGTGGTCTCCCAATGAGACGCGGGGATGAGCAGGAGCCACATGCCCCGGCCGTTCCAGCCGGCACGCGCCACCTTGCCGCCGGCCTTGAGCACCGCCAAGGCATCGCCGAAGGTCAGCCCCACGGCGGTGCCGGTGAACTGCTCGCAACCAGGTGCCACGAAGGCGTTGGACACAGGCGGCTGGGGAGACGCTGGCGCAGTAGCCAGCAGCCGGGCCTCCAGCTGCTCGGCCTTCGCGGCCTGGCCCTTCTGATAGTCCATCCAGCGGGCGTGCATCTCGCCCTCGGCTGCGACGTCGTCTTCCTGGAGCAAGCGCACGCTGGTGAAGCTGAAGCTCACGCCGTTGGCGTCGAACACTGCGAGGTTCACGCAGCGGTCGTGCCAGACGCGCGCCACCAGGGCGGCGCAGGGCTGCCCGTCGCCGGGCGTGACGAAGACGCCACCGAACAGCGGCGCGGCGCCGGGCGCGAACAGCACAACGCGGCCAACGGTGGGTTTGATAAGGGTAGACATGGCGGTCCCTCGGGATTGCGGCGCTCCCGCGCCTGGTTGTGGATTCAGTTCTCGACGCGGCCTGCAGCAAGCACGATGTCGTCGCCGATGAGCGGGCGGATGGCCTCGGTGTCGCGCACGAAGGCGTCGGAGGTGTCGGCCGCGGGCTTCGTGGCCTGGTCGATGAGTTCGAACCGGCCCACCGACGACAGGCGCGCCAGGGCGGCGCTGGCTTCCTGGTAGCGCTCCTCTTCGGAGTCGAGCGCCAGGATCGTGTCGTGCAGGCCCATGCGGGCGATGTAGTCGGCCTCGTCGCGGCTGCCGGCGTGGATCAGCATCACCTCGCCCGACACCGTGCAGCCATCGGCCAGCGGCTGCCCATCGAGCCAGCCGCCCACGGTGTAGAGGTAGGCCGTGACGCCGTCGCTGTCGGTGTGCGTGCCCTCGAAGATCACGCAGGGCTCGCTGAGCCGGCGCAGATCCTCGGCAACCAGCGACCGGCGGAAAGCAAACGAGGGGGCAACGTTGGCGGCTTCAATGCTCATGCGGGCATTGGGCCGCGCGCGGGCGGGAGCTTTCCCGCTGATTCAGCCGCGCTGCATCACCCAGTCCAAGCTCCAGGGCTGCGGGCCGCTCGAGGCCTTGGGCTTGCGCACGCGCGACACCGGGCGGCCCATGCAGGCGTAGCGGGTCTCGTCGGCCGCGTGGTCTTCCATCTTCGTGTTGATGTCCTCGGCCTTGGCCTCGTCGTGCTGCAGCACAGGCACCGTGCGCCACCAGTCGCGGCAATCCTCGGTGACGTACAGCATGGGCTCGCCATCGTCCACGCCCTCCCACTCCAGGCGGGCATAGAGCTGCTGCCAGCCGGTCTGGCGGTTGTTGTCCGCCGGCTGGAAGCGCGGGCCCACCGGCTCGTTGGGCCGCTTCGGCTCGCACTTCAGGATCTTCTCGGCATTGCTCGGGCCGCCGTCCTCTTTCCACAGCGACGGGTCCGCGCGACTCATGGCCTCGTCGATCTTCTCGCCGGCCTCGCGCTCCAAGATGCCGCGGCCTACGGCCTCAGCGGACAGGCGCAGGCCCGTGTCGGGGATTGAGTGGCCGTTGTCGTCGCGCTTGCAGCCGTACCACTCGCGGTACCGGATCAGCGCGCCGGCGGGCAGCATGCGCTCCTTGCCGTCCCGGAACATCACCCACTCGGCTTCGGCGATGCACCACCAGCCCACGGAGAACGGCTTGGCGCTACCCCAGTCCAGCGACCTGAAGCGCGTCCAGTGCGCCGGCGGCGTGAAGCTCGGCAGCCGGTGCTTGTCCTCGCGGATGACGTCGAAGAAGGCGCCGCCGATGATCGACCAGTCGCCGTAGCGCATCGCGCGCACCAGCTCCTTGGTGCCCAGGCCTTCGAGCTTGCCTTCGTAGTCGTCGGCGTCCACGTGGCAGTTGTCCTCGAGGCGCGCCGGGATGTACTGCCGCAGCATGCCGCCCTCTGGCCTGGACATGCGGCGCACCTCGAAGGGCGCGGCGTGGTCGATGAAGGCCGCTTTCACCCAGCCGTGGCCGATGTTGCCGGGGTTGGAGCCCAGCAGGGCCAGCGGGATCTTGGCCGGCAGGTCCACGCCGAACTTGGTTTTGAAGAACTCGACGGCCCAGGCCGGGAACGAGAGGCCTGGCGCGCGCATGCGGCCGCGCAGGAAGCGATAGATCTTCTCCGTGAACATCGTCGCCTCGTCCAGCAGCAGCACGTGGATCTCGGCGCCCTGGTACTTGAAGCGGTCCTTCTCGTGCTGGCAGTGGCACAGGAAGATCTTCGAGCCGTTCCAGAAGCGGATCTCGTCGGCGACGATCTTCACGTGACCGGACATCACCAGGCCGGAGAGCATCTCGGGAAAGCCGCCCGTGCCCTCCATGTGGTTCTTGATCAGGTCGTCGTAGAGCCGGCGGAACAGGTAGACGTTCAGGCCGGGGATCAGGCCACACAGGATGATGGCCAGGGCGCGCATGAAGTAGCTCTTGCCGCCGCCGGCAGCGCCGCCGTAGAGGATCTCGGTCGCTGGGCTCTTGATCGCCTGGGCCTGCTTCGGTGTCGGGCTGAAGTCGAAAGCCCCGGACATCAGGCAGGCATGTTGATGTTGAAGACCGGCGCGGCCATGCCGGGCTCATCGCCCCCGCCTTCGTCGTTGAGCTTCTTCACGGTCTCCTTGTTCGCCGCCAGCAGGTTGAGCGCGATGCTGGAGCTGTCGTTGGCCAGCCGCGTGAGCGCTGCCACGCCCTTCAATGCGTCCATGGACTTCAGCGGCTCAGCGTCATCAACCTTCGCCACCTCGGAGTTGGCCAGCGCCTGCAGCCGGTGCGCCGTCGCCGCGCCCAGCTCGGCGGCGCTGGCCAGGGACTGGCTGATGTTGCGCAGCTTCTCGGCCAGGCTCACGGCCACGTACTGCTGGCGCACCGGCAGCTCGGCCAAGGCGGTCTGGGCCTGGGCGATCTGGTGCGCAACTTTCTGAACGCGTTCAGTTTGTTGGGAAACGCCCCGCTTACTGATCGTCGCAGGGCTCACGCCGAACTCGGCAGCCAGGGCCCGCACCCCCTCCCCGGCCGCCAGGCGGCGGTCAACCTCAGCCCACTGTGCGGGCGTCAGCTTCGACGGCCGAGCCATCAGCGCGCCCCCGCCACGGCGAACTCGAGGTGCAGGTTTTCGCCCGGTGTCGTCACGTTCACCATCTCCACGCGGATCTCGAAATGCCGCTGATGCTCCAGGTACTCCATGGGGCAATGCTTCGCATAAAGGGCCAACACGACGCGCCCGTCGCTTTCCTTGGGCTCAGAGCCCTCAGACCAGCCCTGCACTGCGTCCTTGGAGCGCCCGCACTTGCGGCCCACCTCGGCCATGGAAATGCCGGCCGCAGCCAGGTCCCGCAGGATGCGGAACCAGTCGCGGCGCCTGGAGCACACCGGCACTGCAGCACTCATCCTTCACTCCCAACAACTGCGCCGGGACGAACGCCCGGCTGTTATTTCGTTTTCACGCAGCCAACGGCTGCGCCTCCTGTATCCGCGCCCGCACCGTGACCGCGACAGCCAACGCGGAGCGCGCGTGGCTCGTGACGCCGTAGAGCGGCCCCGGCGAGGCCTTGCGGCCCACCGCCCGCTCCTTCCCGGGCCCGTATAGGTCCAGCAAGGCCTGCCAGACGTTGGCGTCCTTGGCCTTGGTCGTGCCGCACAAGTGCAGCTTCACGTCCTTGCGATAGACCAGCCGCACCGCTTCCGGGTCGCACCAGGCCTGCTGGAAGCGCCCGACCCAGCGCACCGTCTCGAACACCTCGCGGCCTACGGGCATCCCATACGAGGCCACCATCTCGATGGCCAGCAGCGTGCGCGGTTCAGCGATGCCGACGGCCATCACCAGCTCCAGCGTGTCTGCGTTGGGCAGCACGCCAGAGCCGATGACGCGGCGACCTTCGAGGCGGCACCAGCCGGTCTCGGTGGTACCGGGGTCAAGAGCAAGGATCTGCATCACGCGCACACCACCGCGAAGCGCCGCGTGCGCGTCAGCGCCACGTAGATCAGCCGGTTGCGCGTGGGCACATCGCGGCAGCGCTCGAAGCTGGCCCAGTCCAGCACCACGGCGTCGAAGGTGCTGCCCTGGCTCTTGTGCACCGTCATGGCGTAGGCGTAGCGCAGCGGGGCGTAGCGGCCGCGCAGCGCCCAGCCGGCGCCCGATGCCGCCCGAGCCTCCTCACGCAGCGCTTGGCGCTCGCCGCCAGAGGTTGCCATCTGCTCGCGCAGCTTCACGCGCCGGAACTCGGCGAAGCGCTCGCTGATGTCGGCCTGCAGCTGCTTCTGGTCCTCGGCCACCCAGCACTCCAGCAGCTGGCCCTCTTCGGTGCGCACCACGAGGCGGAAGGCCAGGCGGGACGGCTCGTCCGGGTGGCGCGCCAGCTCGCTGCTCTCCACGGTCAGCAGCGCCGAATTGCGCACGGGCACCTTGCGAATGCGGTTCGTGCAGTCGATGGCCGTCATGCTGTCGTTGGCCATGACCTGCGTGCCCTTGGGGTACTCGCCCTGGCCGGGGTAGACCATCGCGTGCACGTTGGCGTTGATCGCCAGCACCGTGGCGTTGTCCCAGGCAAGCGCGCGCGTGTCCTGGCCGTGCTGGATGGCATCGGCCACCAGGCGCGATACCTCGGCCACGCCGCCGGGCTGCACCGCCATGAAAGCATCGTCTCCGGCCACGAGCTGCGCGCCCAGCGCGTGCAGGCTGAAGATCTCGCCGCGCTCGATGCAGCCGCGCGCCTCGGTGGCGAGCCGGATGATGGGGTTGTCCTTGGCCTGGCGCACCACCTCCGTCATGCGCCAGTGCTTGGGCACCAGCTCGCTGAAGGCCGGCGAGAGCTCACCGTTGCCGTCCACGGGCGCGAGCTGCGCCGGGTCCCCGACGAACAGCACGCGGCAGCGCTGGCGCTTGGTCAGCACGGCTTCGAACAGGCCTGCCGACACCATCGAGGCCTCGTCCACGATGGCCAGCTGATAGTGGTGCAGCGAACTGCCGTTCTTCTCGTCCACCACCACCTGGCTGCCGTCGTCGCGGTTGCTGAGCTTCAGGCCCAGCAGGCTGTGCAGCGTGGCCAGCTCCACGTCAGCGGCGCCCAGCTTCTCGCCCAGCACCGCCACGGCCTTGTGCGTGGGCGCAGCCACCACCACGCTCATGTCGTCCAGTGGGAGACGGCTCACCACGTCGGCCACCACGGTGGTCTTGCCCACACCGGCATAGCCCGCCAGCGTGGCTACGTCCACGTCCAGCTGCCCCAGGCAGAAGGCCTCCAGCTCGTCGGCGGTGATCTGCTGGGCGGGCGTCAGGCGCAGCTCGGAAGTGGGAGACGAATGGGAGACAGTGGGAGACGCTGTTTCAGCGTGCTGTCTCCCATTCAAGCCGTTGATTTCACAGGCATTTGTGGATTGGGAGACGTGGGAGACGGGAGACGCAATAGACATGTTTTCTCCTATAAGGAAGTGGACTGCAGCGAGGAAAGATGTTTTTGGGCGTCTCCCGTCTCCCATTGGGCGGAAACGCGTGTCGAATCAACGAGTTGAATGGGAGACGCCTGTGTGTCTCCCATTTGTCTCCCAGTCTCCCGGGGCGTCTCCACCACGTAGCGGCAGGCCACGTAGCGCACGCCGCGGCCGGTGCTGGTCGGGTGCGTTGTGATGAGCTCGTCTTCGAGCATCTGGTCCAGCAGCGCGGAGCGCTCCTCGGTGGACAGGCGCTTGAAGGCGCGGCAGTACTTGTGCAGGTCGCGCTTGGGCATGCCGGCGGCGCCGGCGCGCGTGATGACGTCCAGCAGCTGCTGGCCGGCGTCGGGCCTGTCGTCTTCGTCCAGGCCGGAGAGTTCGAACTCGTCGATGGCGGCTTGCAGGCACTCGCGTGTGAAGCGCTCGCACCAGGCCAGGATGTCTTGCGTCACGCGCGGGTCCGCGGGGTTGGCATACGCCGCCATGGCCACGCACAGCCTGCGCATCGTCTCCAGGTAGCCCTGCGACAGCGGCCGCAGCACGAAGGGCATCTGCTGCTCGCGGCCGATCCATGCGTCTTCCACGCCGCCGAGGTCGCAGGCGAAGTACACGACGGTGGGCGAGGCCTCGATGAGCACTTGGTCCTGGAAGTGGGTGTCCACCACCTGCCCCTCGTGCTGGATGCCTTGCAGCAAGCGCAGGCGCTGCATTGCGCCGGCGGGCACGCGCTGCGGGGCGCGCGAGCGCCGCGACGCCCAACCGTCCAGGTCCGTGGCCGGGATGAACAGCATGCGGTTCAGCGCGCCGCGGCTGAACTCGCCCTTTTTGAATACGGTGCTGAGCTGCGACGTGGCGATGGCCGCCAGCAGCGTCATGGACGGCCGGTAGAGCGTGGGCAGCGTGCTGCTAGGGATGTGCTCGGGGCGCTTCATGCCGAGCTCGCCCCAGTTGTCCAGGGCGACGACGCGGCCCGGGTGTACCTTGCCGCTGATCACAGCCAGCGTCTGCTCGAGCAGGCCCGAGGGCTGCCGCTTGGCAAAGCGCAGTTGGTCGCCCCAGTCGTCGGCGCAGTACATGAAGGACGGCGAGCGCACGAAGGCCGCATAGACCTGCTGAGGACTGGTGAAGCGTTGCGTGCGCGCCAGCCGGCGCAGGCCGGAATCCAGCAGCGCCGATTCCGCGGCGGTCAGCATGGGCTGCGCCTGGCTTGCGGTGGATGCCATCAGGCCGAAGAAGACGTGCGCGGGGTCCCCAAATTCGCTCACGTATCGACGACCGGCGCAGGCACACGCCAGGGCCAGCGCGGTGGCCTGGGCCAGCAGCGGGTGCGAGTGCGCGCAGGATTCAAAGGCCCACAGCGCGAGCTCGTTGAGGCCCTGCACCGGCATGGCGATGGCCGAGACGCGGTTGCCCTCCACCAGCACCGGCGCCGTGGCCAGCGTGCGGGGGTCGGGCTCCTGCGTCACCAGCTGCAGCACCGGCACCGCGGCAGGCGCGGCCGGCACCACAGCGCGCTGCCGCTGGAAGCCGTGTTTGTAGGCCAGGTCGAACAGCGTGCCCAACTGGATGGCCTGCCCCATCGGGCGGCGCGTGAAGCTGCGCCACACGCGTTGCTGGTCCTGGCGGTCGAACTTCTCCGGGCAGGTTTGCGACCACTGGCACCACAGGTCGAAGCCCAGTGCGCCGCCAACGTCACGGTGCAGCGCCATGCCCACGGCCAGCCACGTGTCGCGCTCGGCGGCCGGGATCATGGCCAGCGCGTTGCGGATCTCGGCCAGGTCGTGCTCGCTCACGCCAGGACCGGCCGGTGCGACGGCATCAACCGGCACACCGTCGGCACCGGTGGTGCGGGCGAGCTCCACGATCCAGGCGGGGAGCACCGAAGGCTCGCCGTCCTCGAGGGGGCTGCTGCTGGCCTCCCATTCGTAGCGGCGGCCGGTGTCGGGGTGGATGCTGGGCTCGACGACGATGTAGCCGTTGGCCTTGATGTCGATGCCCTTGGCCAGCTTGCCGGGGAAGCGCACGCCCTCCGGCGCGCGGAACACCAGGTGTGTGCCCCCGCCGCCGGTGAACGCCAGCACATCGCTGGTGATCGGGCCGTGCTGGGCCTCCAGGCGCTCCATGTCGAAGTGGCCGCCGTGGCGCGGGTCCACATCCAGCACCACGATGCCCGAGGGCTTGCAGGCCACGCCGATGCCCGCAGCCGGGAAGGCTTCCCACCAGGTGCGGATCTTGGCTTCGTCGGTAGTCGCGTTGTTCTGACCGTCGGGCACCAGCGTGTCCAGCGGCACCTTCTTGCCGGGCCACAGCGGAAAGACGTGCCAACCCAGGGCCGCGTAGGCCAGTGCGTACTCGGCCGGCGTCACAGCTGCACGCCTTCCAGCTCGGCCAGGCGCTCGCGCAACTCCTGCAGCTGCTCGGCCTGCTGCAGCACGATGGCCTGCAGCCGCTGGGTGCGGATGTCATCGACTAGGCGCGACTCGGCGGCCGACAGCACGTCGTAGCCGCGCGCCGCCAGCACCAGGGCCATCACCTCGATGGCGTGGCGCGAGCGCGTGATGCGGTCGCTGCCCAGGCCGGTGTCGGTGGCCAGCGCCTTTTGCCCGTCCTGGGCCATGAGCATGGTGAGGATCGTCTTGATCCTCTCGGCCGCAATGCGCTGCTCCTGGGTCACTGCACACCCCTTATGGAGGCGGGCTCGATTGCAGGCATTGCAGGCGCGCCAGCGCAGGATTTATGCGGGGTGGTGGTCATTTACTTCTTGGAGGTGATGCGATGGATGCGAAGACGGCGGCCTGGGCCTACAAGGCTCTGGCGGTGTTCTTGCGGGAGATGCGGCGGCGCGCGAAGGCCGAGCTCAGGGCGAGCGGTCAGCGGCCGCGATGGGCGACGCCGTGCATGACGGCGACGTCTATGCAAGGGCGCCCTTCCGGATGGGGCCATTCCGGATCCGGAATGCGCTGCCACATCACGTCGTCGCCAGCGCTTTCGACGGTGAATCGGGGATAAGCAGCACGCTCAATGGCAACACGCCGTTCAACAGGGATGCGGCCACCCCATCCGACAACGGACGGCGCCTTGATGCCGAGCATCCGCGCCACTGCAGTAGGGCCGCCGAGGTCTTTGATGATGTCGCTCATGCGGCAATGATAAGGCAACGCCTAACTTTGGCAACAGCCCCCACAGGAATTGCCTACTTGACCCCGCGTCCGGAACATAAGGCAATGCTTACCGGGCCTGCACTGGGGCAGGCCATTGAGGCCGCCCGTATCAAAAAGGGACTGTCGAAGAAGGCCCTTGCGGACTACTTTGGCGTCAAGCCGCCATCCATCCAGGACTGGGTGAAGCGCGGAACCATCGACAAAGAGAAGCTGCCACGGCTCTGGTCACTTTTCGCTGATGTTGTCGGTCCCGAGCACTGGGGGCTCTCCACATACGATCCGCAGGCAGGTAGCGGCGCATTTCTTTTGGCTGCGATCGACCACATAAAACCAAAAGAATCTGTCGAGTTCTATGCAATTCGAAATCTGCGCCCGGTTTACGTATGTGGAAACTGTCAAGGCGGGATGCCTGAAGTAATACATGAAGGCTGGCCCGCGGAAATAGCTCAAGAATACGCCGAAGTTTCAACCACGGACGCTCGTGCATTTGTTTGCAGAGTGGTTGGCGATAGTATGGTGCCGCGCTATCAGCCCGGCGAGTACGCGCTTGTAGAGCCAGGGACGACGGCCGAAATAGAAGACGACGTGCTGGTGCGCTTGAATTCTGGCGAATCCATGCTGAAACGGTTGATAGGGCGCCGTGGCGGCATCCGGCTTGGCAGCTACAACAGCCAAGAGGTGATAACGCTGCGCGAAGACGAGGTGTCCTGGATGTATTACGTGGCCCACCCAGTCCCGGCCAAGAAGATCAAGCAGCGCACCGACCTCCAGCCGGTCTACAACGGCCCGGAGCGCCGCCGCAAAGAGGTCCCGGTCGAGGTAGATCTGCGGACCCGAGGGCATTTCTATGACACAGAGGGTAAGGACTACCCGCGCGACCAGGATACGGCCGCACGCTTGCGTAAGCTGGCTGGGTAACGCCAGCTGAGGAGCAGTACCTGATGAGCGAGATGTTGCAGCGCCCATACCGACTGGTGCCGGACGCCCTACCCCACGACACCGTCGAATGCCTTGAGCAGCTGCTGCGCGCGGCGCGCAACGGACAGGTGCAGGGTCTGGGGATCGTGGCGATGCTGAAGGGGCGGCAGTACCTGGTGGAAACCACCGGCGAGGTGCACAGGAATCCCACCTTCGCACGCGGCATGGTGGGCGCCTTGGAGGACAAAATCAGCCGGCTAATGGGCGCGGGTGGCGGATAGATCACCGTAATTTGCCTCAAATACAAAAGGGTGGATAAGCGCGAAGAAGATCAATGCACTTGCCGCGATCAATTATTGACGCAATTTTCACACGATTGATTTTCAACAGAGGAGGATGTAATGAGGGATGTAACAAGAACAGTGTATGTCTTGGCTGCGATTGCGGCCGCAGTTATGGTTTCTACAGGGTGCGCGACAAAGAACTATGGCCGTCAAGGCTCGTTGACGGATTACGAGCGTCGAGAACTTTCATGCCGGGAGATCGACCTCGAAACAGCTAAAGTACATGGCTATCTAGCGCATGTGGAAAAAGAAAGCGAATTCGATGGTCGGTCAGTGCTATCGTTTCTTGGGGACTTTGGCGTTGGAAATGTGATGGAAAAAACCAGCGCGCTGGAGGCTGCAAACAAACGACTCTCGCAGTTGCACGAGTTGCGCTCAAGCAAGGGTTGTACTGTTTGAAGTTATTGTTAATCTGGCAATTGCGTCCCACCCAAGAAGCGAGCCCGCCCCGTGCGGGCTTTTTCACGTCTGGCCCTCAACCGAAGAACGACTTCATGAGCTGCGCGGCCACGCCCGCGATCACCAGCCCACACCCCACTTGAGCACGGCCAAGTCGGTCTTGAGCGGAGTCAGCGCGATCTCCAGGTCCTTCTTGCTCACCGCTCGTCCCGAGCCTCGGGCACGTACCACCGCCTCAGCCTGAGCACGGTCACACCAGCTTGTCGCTGAGCTTGAGGGTGTCCACGGCCACGGTCGCCATGCACCGCAGTGTACCGAGGCCAACCCACCACCTCAGCCCGCCGGGTGGCGGGTTTTTTGTGCCCGCATGAGGCGCTGCCAAACTGAAAAGTAGGCTGCGCCTATTGACGGCATGTAAGGCAATGCCTAACAATGTCCTCCATCGACACCAACGACGGAGGACGCGATGGCAGTCATCCCAGCCCCGCTCCGCGGCCCAGCCGCCCACGCCGCACAGGCCAACACCCGCCAGCAGTTCGCCAACCTCGTCGCCGAGGTCAAGGCCAAGTACGCCGCCAAGGCCGCAAAGCGTCCCAAGGCGGTGATGCCCGCTCCGGCGCCGTTCGACATCGAAGCCGCGCGTGCCGAGCTGGCACGCCTGGAGCGCTCGCACAGCACCGCCTACCAGTTCGCGGACGACCGCGCCGCGTACCAGGAGGGCGTGGCCCGCGAGCAGAGCATCGCCGCGCTGCGCACCGCGATCGCTCAGGCCGAGCAGAGGGCTGCGTGATGGCCAGCCTCGCCGATCTGTTGGCCGCTGCCGTCTTCGTCCTGGCCATGGCAAGCGCCGCCCTGCAAATCGGAGCCTGAGATGCGCCAACACCAGCTCATCCGGGCTGCCGTCGTCGGCATCTCTACCCGCCAGCCGCGCTTCCCGTGGCTGCCCATGACGGTCCGTAGCGCCCTCAACGCTTATCGGCTGCGCCTCGCCCTCACCGGCGCCTGATCAACCACCACCGGCGCGCCAGCGCCCATCCCAAGGAGCCCTTGTGGCCATCGAAACCTTGACCCCCGAAGCCCTCGCTGCGCTGCTGAACGGCCGCGAGTACCGCCAGGAGATCACTCGCGAGGAAGAGCAGCGCGCCGCCGCTGCCGGCCTGGTGGTGGTGTTCGGCGCATCCGACGATCTGTTGGAGTTCCGTGGCCTTGTCCATGACGAAGTCGGCGCCTACGAAGGCACGACAGTGCGCCTTACCGCCGCCGGCACGCTGCCCGATTGGGCGGATGTCGATCACGACGACGAGCGTGAGTGCGAGGCCTACTTCCGCCTGAAGTTGCAGCACAGCGTCGAGGTGAAGGCGCTGTGGAACCGCGGGGGCTACTCCTGGCAGATTGAAACAGCCGTACCGCATGCGACCTTCGAAGTGATGGACGACGGCGAGCGTTACTGCCGCGGCGTCGTGCTTCACCTGGCCAGCGCCCTGAAGGGAGCTTGAAGCCATGGCCATCAAGCTCACCACCACCCGCACCGCGGCCCAGGCCAACGGCCTGAAGGTCCTCGTGCACGGCGGCCCCGGCGTCGGCAAGACCGTGCTGTGCGCAACCACCGGCGAACCCACCGTGATCATCAGCGCCGAGGGCGGCCTGCTGTCCCTGCGCGATTTCGACATCCCTGTGATCGAGGTCAGCTCCATCGAGGACGTGCACGACGCCTACCGCTTCGTGACCGAGAGCGCCGACGCGCAGGGCTTCCGCTGGGTCTGCCTGGACAGCATCAGCGAGATCGCCGAAGCCTGCCTGGCACACGAGAAGAAGAACACCAAGGACCCGCGCCAGGCTTACGGCGCCCTGCAGGACCAGATGGCGCATCTGATCCGCGCCTTCCGCGACCTGCCCGGCCGCAGCGTCTATTTCTCGTGCAAGCAGGAGCGCGTGAAGGACGAGGCCACGGGCGCCAACCTCTACTTCCCCAGCCTGCCCGGCCAGCGCCTGGGCCAGGGCATCTCCTACTTCTTCGACGAGGTCTTCGCCTACCGCGTCGAGCCCGGCGCCGATGGCCAGCCCTCGCGCTGGCTGCAGACCGGCCGCGACTTCACACACGAGGCCAAGGACCGCTCCGGCGCCCTGGCCCTCTTCGAGCCGCCCGATCTGGCGGCCATCGCCAAAAAGATCCTCAACCCTGCCGCGCAAGCCGCGGCCTGACCCCAGAAAGGAAGCCGTCATGGCCCAACTCAACTTCAACGCCGCCAACGTCAAGCCCCAAGAATCCCCGGCCCCCATCCCCGCCGGCGTCTACCTCGCTCAAGCCGTTGAGAGTGACGTGCGCGCGCTCAAGAGCGGCAACGGCACGGCCCTCGCCGTCACGTTCCAGGTGCTGCAAGGCCCCTACGCCGGCCGCAAGGTGTTCGCCAACATCAACGTGCAGCACACCAACCCGGAGGCCGAGCGCATCGGCCAGAGCCAGCTCAGCGCGCTCTGCCACGCCGTGGGCGTGATCAACCTGCAGGACAGCGTGCAGCTGCACATGCGGCCCGTGATGATCCGCGTGAAGATCCGCAAGGACGACACTGGTCAGTACGGCGACCGCAACGAGGTCAACGGCTTCGAGGCGCCGACCCAGGGCGGCGCACCTGGTGCCGCCGCGGCGCCCGCTGGCTTCCCTGCCCAGGCCGCGCAGCAGCAGATGCCCATGGCCGCCGCGCCCGCGCAGGCCATGCCGCAGCATGCGCACCAAGCATTCCCGGCACAGCAGGCTGCACCCGCGGCCTTCCAGCAGGCGACCGCCACGCCCGCCGCCTTCGCCGCGCCGACGCAGTCCGCTCCGGCCGCCGGCGTCGCTCCCTGGGCTCGCCGCGCTGCGTAAACATGGCCGCCCTGCCCGCACCCCAGCATGGCGTCGTGCAGGCGGTCTACCGCCTGCACGAGCAGCGCGCGGCCCAGGAAGGCGGCCGCCAGCCGCACCTGGACACCGAGCTGATCGGCCACCCCTGCGACCGCCGCCTGTGGCTCACCTTCCGCTGGGCCGGCGCCCCCACCCATCCGGGCCGCGTGCTGCGTCAGCGCGCCGTGGCGCAGGCCGCCCGGCCGCGTTTCATCGAGGAGCTGCGCGCCTCCGGCGTCGAGATCTGTGAGGTGGACGAGTTCGGCCGCCAGTACATGGTGCGGGCCGTGGGCGACCACTTCGGCGGCACGCTGGACGGCGCCGCGCTGCGTCTGGCCGAGGCCCCCAAGACCTGGCACGCGCTGGTCCTTGACGTCGTGGACGCCAGCGCTTTCGAGGCCCTCGAGGCGCTGGGCGTGCAGGAAACCCAGCCACTGCGCTACTTCCAGGCGCAGATCCTCATGGGCCTCACTGGCATGGAGCGCGCCCTATACATGGCCGAGCACCGCGGCACGGCCTCGCTGTATGCCCAGCGCCTGCATGCCGACCCGGTGTGCTTCGCCCAGCTGATGGCGCGCGCCGAGTCTGTGATCAACGCGCCGGAGCCGCCGGCGCGCATACCCGGCATCGCGCCGCACTGGGAGTGCGCCGGCTGCGAGTTCCTGGCCATGTGCCACGACGACCAGGTGCCCGAGGTCAACTGCCGCACCTGCGCGCACAGCACGCCGGCCATGGGCGCCGGCGGCCGCTGGATCTGCGAGCGCAAGGCCAGCGACCTGGACCTGCAGCAGCAGCGCGCGGCCTGCGCCTCGCACCGCTTCATTCCCATCCTGCTGGAGCGCATCGGCACGCAGGTGGACGTGCTGGGCGAGTCCGACGGCAACGGCGCGGTGGTGTACCGCATGGGCGACGGCAGCACCTTCACCAACGGTGCAGCACCGCACTTCAGCAGCGCCGAGATTGCCTCCCTGAAGCACAAGACGATGCTGGGCGACCAGCTCCTGCAGCAGTGCAAGGCCCGCTTTCCGGGCTCGACGGTGGTGGCGTGATGAATCTGCGCCCCTACCAGTCCCGCGTCCTCGAGGAGCTGTTCGCCTGGTTCGAGAAGCACGAGGAGGGCGACCCCATCGTGCAGGCCAGCGTGGGCGCCGGCAAGTCGGTGCTGATCGCCGAGCTCTGCCGCCGCGCCCTCACCTCCTGGCCCGACACCCGAATCTTGATGTGCGTGCACGTCAAGGAGCTGGTCGAGCAGAACCTGCAGAAGCTCGTGCAGATCTGGCCCAACGCCCCCGTGGGCGTGTACTCGGCCAGCGTGGGCGCGCGCCAGCTTGGCCGCGCCATCACCTACGCCACGATCGGCAGCATCGCCAAGCGCGCGCACCAGCTGGGCCGTGTGGACCTGCTGCTGGTGGACGAGTGCCACCTGATCAGCGACAGCGAAAGCACGATGTACCGCAAGCTCATCGACGAGCTGCGCCGGTACTGCCCGCACATGCGCGTCATTGGCTGGACCGGTACTGCCTTCCGTGGTGACGGCATCTGGCTGACGCAGCAAGGTCTGTTCACGCACGTGGCCGCCAGCGTCACCATGGCCGAGCTGCTGCGCGATGGCTACCTGGCGCCACTGGTGCCGGCGCCAACGGCCACGCAGATCGACACCAGCGGCGTGCGCACCAGCGGCGGCGACTACGTCGTGAGCGCCCTGGCCGCGGCCAGCGACCGCGACGACATCGTGCGTGACGCCTGCGCGGAGATTGCCCGCCTGGCGGCCGACCGCCGCAAGTGGCTGGTGTTCGCCGTCACGGTGGAGCATGCCGAGCACGTGGCCGCCGAGCTGCGCAGCACCCACGGTGTGGCCTGCGCGGTGGTGAGCGCCAAGACCCCGAAGGGTGAGCGCGAGCGGCTCATCCGCGACTACCGCACCGGCGTGCTGCGCTGCCTGGTCAACGTGGCCGTGCTCACCACCGGCTTCGATGCGCCCGAGGTCGACTGCATCGCGCTGCTGCGCGCCACTAAGAGCCCGGTGCTGTACGTGCAGATCGCCGGCCGGGGCATGCGCACCGCGGCGACGAAGACGGATTGCCTGTGGCTGGACTTCACCACCACCACGGCCACGCTGGGCCCGGTGGACGCCATCAAGGGCCGCGCGAAGCCGGCGCGCCGGGAGTCCGGAGGCGAGCGCGCTGCACCCTTCCGCTACTGCGACGGCTGCGGCAACCCCAGCCCGCTCACCGACACCAGCTGCAGCCACTGCGGCGCCGTGTTCCCGGACGCCGAGCGCATCAACCACCAGGCGCAGGTATCCGGCGCCGCGGTGCTGAGCACGGGCCCCAACTGGGTGAGCATCACCCGCGTGGCCTACCGGTACCACGCTGGCCGCGACGGCAAGCCCGACAGCCTGCGCGTGGACTACTTCAGCGGCCTGCGCGTCGCGGCCAGCGAGTGGGTGTGTATCGAGCACACCGGCTACCCGCGTGAGAAGGCGCGCGCCTGGTGGGAGAAGCGCAGCAGCAGCCCGGTACCGGCCACGGTGGACGAGGCGCTGGAGCGCGCCGCCGAGCTGCGCGAGCCCGGCCGCATCGCCCTGCAGGCGACCGACAAGTACCCGCAGATCGTCAGCGTGGAGTTCGCGCCTGCCGCTGCGCTGGAGCGCGTCGCATGAACCTGCTGCTGCTCAACGAGACCCGCCTGGCACTGCGCCGGCGCCTGCAGGAGCTGGACGCCGTCAAGCCCGCCTGCAGCAACTGCATCTACCTGCTCGAGCAGCAGTGCTCGAAGTTCCAAGCCACGCCGCCCGACGAGTGGAAACGCGGCCCGGTCGAATGCACCGACTGGGTCTACGACGAAGTCCCCTTCTGACAGTCACCGCCATGTCTGTTCCATCGCCCACCCGAGACAAGATCCTCGCGCTGCTGCGCGACACCGGCCCGATGACGGCCGCTGAACTCTCCGACGCCCTCGGCATGCGCCGCCAGCAGGTGGACTGCGCGATCCGCAAGACGCGCGCCCACAAGGGCCTCATGCACATCACCGGCTGGAAGCGCAGCTTGGGCACCAGGGGCGCCATGGGCGCCATCTGGGCAGCCGGCCCAGGCCGCGACGCCAAGCAGCCGGAGGCGCTCACGAAGGCGCAGACGAACGCCAACTACTACCAGAAGCACAAGGCCGTGATCCGCCTCAAGGCGCGCGCCACCTACGGCACGGCGCCAGCGGGTGCGCTGGGCTACATGGCTATCGCGCTGGGGGCACGGCCGTGAGCAAGCTCCAGTTCGTCAACCTGCACGGCCAGCGCCTGGCCGTTGGCTCCATCGTCGCCCCGGCCCTGAAGTCCACCGGGGGCTTCAAGCGCACCGAGGACCGCGCCAAGGCCAAGCAGTCGCTGGGCTTCGAGGTCGTGGGCGTGTCCGAGGCGGCGCGCACCAAGGCTGCAGCGGACGCCGCCAAGCTCGCGAAGCCCTTCGACCCCGCGGCATGGCTGGCCAAGCAGAAGGCCAAGCGCGCCGTGCGCAAGGTGTTCCAGCTGCAGTCCTCCGCCGAGACGGCCGCGGCCATGCTGCTCAAGCAGGGCGGCTGGCTGCGCGTCGAAGTGGCCGAGATCCTCATGGCGCCGAAGTAAGCGAGGCCTGACATGGAAGCTATCGCAACCCTCACCGAAGCAGATGCCCGCTTCAAGACCGGCGCCCAGTCCATCCGCGTCGGCACGCTGCCCGCCGAGATCGTCGAGTACTGCGCCGTAGCGCGCTCGATGCGTGAGATCGTGGAGTGGCTGGGCGAAGCCGCGCGCCGCGTCACGCATGCCCTGGTGCGCGCCGGCCGCCTGGTCAACCTGTGCCACGGCCGCTCCCGCGGCATCTTCCTCGACGCCAGCAAGCGCGTGCTGGCCAGCGAGCGCATCGATTGGCATGCGCCGGACGCCGGCCAGCTCGATGACGACACCACGGTGCTGCTCAGCGTCGAAGGGCAAGGCGAGCCGCACGACGCCTTCCGCTGCGCTGGCACCTGGTACTGGGCTGCCAGCGGGCTGCCTGTGGTGGGCCACGTGATTGCCTGGGCGCACAAGCCGCAGGGGCCGCAGTCATGAGCCTCGCCCAACTCGTCCACGTCGCCCTGCGTGGCCACGCAGGCCTCGCGCCGAAGGCCTGCGCCCAAGAGCGCGGTGCCAACTTCCGCACGCCCAAGCCCGCGCCGTGTGTCGAGATCCCGGCTGCCTACGGCGCCCGCACCAAGGCCGTGCTGCAGCTGCTGCGCGATGGGCCGGCCACGACACCAGCGCTGGCCCAAGCGCTGGGTATGAGCACGCACGCCGCTGGGAGCCTGCTCAAGCACTGCAAGCAGCGCGGCCAGGTGCTGCGCGCTGATGGCAAGTGGCTGATCAACCCGGAGCACCAGCCCGCAGCTGTGACGCGCGCCGCAACGCTGCTGCGCCGGCTGGGCTGGACGGTGACGCCGCCAGCGGCCGCCTGATGCCCCGCCGCACCAAATTCAAAACCCGCCGGGCATCAGCCCGGCACAACTTCACCGAGGGAGCCATGCCAATCTTCACACGCGAGTACATCGCTAGCGCCGTCAAAGAGGCCCGCGCCATTGACAAGAAAAACGGCGCCGACGCCGCAATACAGCGCGTGGCCGATCTCACGCACATCTCGCCCGAGATCGTGACCGAGATCTCCCGCGAGGAAGCGTACGCGGAAGCGCTCATTGAGGACCAGCGCCGCAACCGCCAGCTGGTGGAGGCCTAAGCATGCCCGCGACCACCGAACAGATTGCCGGCGCCAAGCCGGCTTGCTACGGGGTCGGCTGCCCGGATCGCGGCATGTGCCAGTGCTATGCGGCAGTCGAGAAGACCACCGAGCCCCACACGATCGGCACGTGCGACACGGGCGACGGCGCCCGGCCGCTGTTTGTCGCCCTGGTCGCCGTCGCAGAGGAGGCTTGAGCCATGGACCTGCCAACCGTCTCGCCCGAGATCGCCAAGGCCGCGGCGGCCATGTTCCACGCCGTGGCCGACCACATCCAGACAGGCAAGCCTATCCCGGCCTACCTGGTCACGCTGCTGTCCGAGGTGGCCCTCGCCGTAGGCGCGTTCCTGGTGGTCAAGAAGAACAAGGACAAGGACGAACCTTGATGGCAGCGTCCGAATCGACCGTCGATTCGGGCGCACAGATTATTGGCCTAATACGAATATCAAAAAGGGAACCCATGATTACCTCTTTGGCTCTCATGAGCATTTACAAAGCCCCGGCAGTGCCTCTGTCGGACATATGTGAGCAGTACCTCGGCCTGGGCTACGAAGAGGCACTGAAAAAGGCCTCGCGCGGCGAGCTGCCAGTGCCGACCTTCCGGCTCAGCTCCAGTCGCAAGGCGCCGCTGATGGTTTCTTGCGAGGACCTGGGCGCCCACATTGACAAGGCGCGCGACGCTGCGGCCGAACAATGGCAGCGGTCGCAGGTGTGAGGTTACCTAGAGCAAACCGCAGCAGCAGCGTGAAGACTCCAGCATGGTAACCACCTATTTATCAAGAGCTTTACGAAGCTCACTTGTAAATTTTTCAATTTCCGCAAGACCAAATTCAATCAAGCTCAGCAGATCCTCAGTACTACCTTTAATGCGAAACTGCACCGATTCGTACGTTTGACTCACAGGAAAGCCTTTCGGGAGTCTGCTTTTTGTCACATCAATGGAGGATTTGAAGTCCACGATTAACGGATCGCCGGAAATTTTGACGCCGTTGAACGTGCAATCTTTAAATATAACACCCCCTTCCCCTGAGCCACTAACGCGCACACCATTCAGATCTATAACCCGCACCGCAGAGTTATGACGATCCTGCTTACTCAAACAAATATGCTTATTATCGTTAGTCGCCTTGCACAAGGACAGCAACCAAGAGCTTGCGCATTTATGAGGTTGCAGCGATTCAATAAGAGAAAAAACCTTTGGCGCTTTTTGCTTCAGACCAGCAAAAGCACCATTTACTTGATTATTGAATTTGTTTTCAGTATCCGAGTACGGGAAATACAATTTTTTAGGGGGTTTTCCACCAAACACACGATCATGAATTTCCTGAGCAGAATACTCAAGGCAACTGCGAAGATGCTCTAACGATGACTTAACTTTTACGCGAGAAACTTGCGATATTTTTTCGTCTTGCTTGGCAAGTTCATAGTCCATGCGCAGCGTTGAAACGTCTGCCCGCACAGCTCTTAAAAGTTCATCAATATCAGCCCAACGACTCACAGTAAAGCACCTCCCGGCCATGCCATGTGTATAGATCAAAAGGGCGCGGTTCCCCTTGTTGCACTCCATATCGGCACACCGCAGCAAAAAATGCAACTTCAGTGCAACACGGCGCCCCTAGGCACCATTTTTCTTTTCAAATCAATGCACTGTGCGTGCATGCTTCCCATCCAGCATGGGGGCCACGGACAGGCGCCAGGGGTTCACGGTAGGACTGGGGGATGAGCTCATGTTCTGACTGCGAGGCGCGGCCGGAAGGCGGCGCGCGGAGATGCTTGCG